CCGTCTACGTCAATGATATAAACCATCGGCTTTCCGTCAACTGTCTTTTTCATCGTTCCGTGATTTTTGTTAGTAGATTTTCTTCCACCCACTTAAGGGTTGCTGTTGTGAAACAGAATGGGCCAGCGTTAGCCTTGTATAACAAGACTGCAAATTGCGCACCATCCCCATATCCGTACAGTGCTTCGGGGTTTGCACCCCTCGTTCTTGCACGGACAAACCCGTGCGTGTTTTCTGGAAGTTGGGCCTCATAGACGCCAATTGTCACCTTTTCCCATTGAAGATTTTCCATCGTTGTTTTTTTTAGGTTAAAATAAAGGGCGGGGGATTACTCCCCCTTGCCATGTCCTGAAGTTTTGGCTCCCGCTGTGGGGACGGTTTTCCGCTTGCCGTGTCTATGGGTTTTGGCTGCCCTATTTATATTCGGTCAACGCACATGAACGTACCGTCATGGTAAAACGTGACTTCATAAAGAAATCCGTTAAGTCCACGAACTTTTTTCGTAGATGGTCGCACAGCGTCTGTTGACGCCCATGTACCGAGCCGTGTCCAGTCGGCTATAGCTACAGCCCCGTTGTCGTAAACGGTGCTATTGTCGTAGTCGTAAAACATCCCGTAAAACGGAGTTACGGCTATTTCCCCGTCTGCCCATTCCCAGGCGTCCACCATTTCGGCCTCTTGCATGGCCTTTTTTATCGCCTCGTCTTTGTCGGAGGCCACAACCGTCCACGTGCGGTTGTTGTCCAATGTCACCAGGTATGTCATGATTGTGTGTGTTGTTTAGGTTAGTAATTGTTCCCCGCTCGCATCTAAGCGCACGGTCAAGCCGACAGGGTGGGGCGATGGCGTAACGGCACTTTCGCCCCGTGATGGTTAGCTTCGTTTACCCGATTAGTAATTAAAAGATGTACGAACAAAAATAGTAACGTACCCATTCCTGTTATTAATAACCTCAATAGAGATAGACGACACACAGCCGCAACAATCATGTTCGCAGCCGCAATGGAAAGATTGATAGTAGTCTAAATTTACAGGTTTAATCTTTGTCGTTTGCGTATATTCCGATTCTTTTAATACTAATGCTTCAACCTTATAATCATAATCGCCATCAACTGGTGTTAGTTTCCATCCACCAAGCAAAGCGGACATAAACCAATCGGTGCCACATGCATCAAAGGTTTCAATAGCCTGTTTTTTGTTTAATAGTTTCATGGTTATATGTATTAAAGTGTTTTTATAAATACCAAACTTTCCGATACCTCAAACATGTAATTAGCAATTAAAGCATAATGCAAATCTCTATCATACAACTCTTTATTTATGCTAACCGTTTGCCCGTCAATCCTTTCAAAAGGTATGTTTCTTGCCTTCAATTTTTCAGTCAGAACTTTAAATCTTTTTGTTGCCATGATTGTGTGTGTTTAGGTTAGTAATTAGTTCCCCGCTCGCATCAAAGCGCACGGTAAGTCCGACAGGGTGGGGCAATGGCGTAACGGCACTTTCGCCCCGATTTTTTGCTTGACTTGAACAAGCTCACCAGAGGGTTAGCAGTCGTATGTGTTTTTTTCAAAAACCAAAGTAGCTTTGACTTTTTTACACTTGATGGCAAAAGCTCCAGATTCGTATTCCGAATCTTTGACAACTTCCAACCCGTCTGTTTCGATCGCAAAAATGGCGTAATGATTTTCGTTATTATCGTAGATAATAAAATTTTCAGCATCTCCAATATTGTCAAACGCATAAACGACCGAATCGTTAAGTCTGACATCATTAGATATCTTTCCAGACCTGTTAGCCTTAAGGCCTGCTGATAAAATTCCTTTGATATTCTTGGCAGAGGTGGCGTGATATAGTGTCATGATTTTTGTTGTTAGGGTTAATAATCGTTCCCGCTGTCCGCATCAAAGGGTAGGCTCAAGACCGCAGCGGGATATTTTTTTGCGTTGATGGCGTAACGGCACTTTCAACGCTTTACGTTTACTTTTTGACTTACTACCTAACCGCTATGTCTCTGTGTTGCGGGTCTGTAGGTTTGGGGTTCATCGCTGCTGTTATCTTCTCAGCTCCTGCTTCGCCTGACTGTTGTACTCAGCCGTTAGAATCATCTAACACAACAAAGATAGGGTAAATAAAACAACCCTACAAATATTTTGCCACTTATTTTCAACGATTTTATATGTTATACAACAATGTTTTTAAGCAGAAAATGAACACTTTGTCGGAAAAAGTGCTATCTTTGTAGGTGTGAAATGACTCAAATGGTTGAAAAACAGCCTATTGGGTAGACGCAAAATGGTTGAACAATGGAAGACTACTATCAGACAACAACCGGCAATCCCGGAACCCGGGGAGCAAAAAAGAAAGAACCGGCCGGTTTGTGGACACACAACACAACCCAACCCGTTGAGGTCGCCACAGTTGACGGAATGAAGCCGTACGAGGGTTACACGATTGAGGTTAACGATTAAACAGTAAGGACATGGCAGCACCTAAGGGCAACAAGTACGCAGTAGGCAACAAGGGAGGCCACCCGTCTATTTATGACTTCGAGATGTGTAAAGAGATATGCAAAAGGGTGGCGATGGGTGAACACATTAAAGCCGTCCTGGACAGCTCAGACCACTATCCCGACTACTCGACCTGGTGCAACTGGAAGCGTGACAATCAAGAGTTGTTCGACCTTTACACGAAAGCAATACAGGACAAAGCGGAAATGGTGACGTTTGAGATTAACCAGGTCATGCAGGATATGCGGTCTGGTATCATTGAGGCTCCAGTTGGCCGCATCCTGATTGATACGCTTAAGTGGTATGCCAGCAAGTTTTACCCACGGATGTTTGGTGATAAGCTTGATTTGACGACTGACGGCGATAAAATCAACCAGGCGGCAGCCATCAACCTGGCCATTGACGGCAAGGTGGTTGACCTTGGATTGAAAAAATGATAGCAAAAAGCCGTCTTTGCTGACACAATGACAAAACAGGTGTGGCAAAACACGGGGGTTAGACAAAAACCACTATCAAAAAGACACAAAAACAGCGCAAAATGATATTTGACCCCTCCGACCTCTACTATTATATGCTTGACTTGTTTGTCAACAACTACTTAAAGACGGACAGGTCGAGGGTGTTGCGGATATTCAACGAGGGCTCGGCCAGGGCGGGCAAGACTATAGACACTATACACTTATTTGTTACCTTGTGCGACCACAACCGAGGGGCGGGGCTGCAAATCGGTATGTTTAGGTACACGTTAAAGGACGCCCGTGAGAAATTGTACGAGCAGGACTTTAAGAAGTGCCTCAAGGAGTATATCCAGATTTACGATCCTGGGGCTGCAAGGGCAGAAAAGCAGTCGCCTGAATACGAGTTGTGGGGTAACACGTTTTATTTCAGAGGGCTCGAGGATAGCACCGAGCAGGTCAGCTATGATATTGTCTTTGTCAACGAGATGTTGGAGGTGCCCGAAAAGGCGTTTATTGCAGGCCTGATGATGCGTTGCAAGATGCTGTTTGTCGGAGACTGGAACCCGAAGTACACCGACCACTGGGCTTTTGGTTTTGAAGGGCAGCCGAACACCTTTTACACGAGGACGACCTACAGAAATAACAAGCATTGCCCTCCTGCTATAGTCAGGGAGTTAGAGTCATATTGTCCCTGGGAGATTGCCGACCTTGATTTGCCCGAAGCGGAGCGCAGGCCGAACCTGGCCAACATCGAGGCTGGCACGGTGGATGAATATATGTGGACGGTGTACGGCGATGGGCGACGCTGTGCAAGGGAGGGGCTAATCTTTAGGGATGTGACCTACATTGATAGGATGCCCGTCAACGCTGAAAAGTATTGGTACGGCCTTGACTATGCTAATACGGTAGGCGTTTATGCCTTTGCGGAGGTGTGCAGGCACGATGGCGGTCTGGCCTACGATAGCCCTATCTACGTTGACAAGCTGGATTCGCTCGAATCGTTTTATCAGATTTTCAAAGCCTACTACATGACCAAAAAGGCCGAACGTCCTGACAGATGGATGGTCATCTGTGATTCCGCCCGCCCTCAAAACAAAGATGACCTAAACGGCATGGCGTGGGCTGATGGGTTGAATGTTCAGTTTGAGAATTGCAGGAAGTTCACCGGCTGTGTTGAATGGCGGATTGACCTGATGAAGCGTCACAAGATGTTTCTTGTTAGACGTGAGCATATCAAGCGGGAGCAGGAAAATTACAGGTATAAGATGGTCAACGGTATCAACACCAACGAGCCCGAAAAGAACGGCTTCGACCATTTCTTTGACGCAGCGGGAATGAGTATACAGTACGAAACATCCCTCCGTTAATGTTAAATGCTGTTAAATCTGCTGAATAACATACGAAATAGTTTTACTTTGTGAAATCAAATACAGTCGATGG